CGAAACAGGCCCTTACCGGCGGCGCGCTGCTCGGTGAACCACCCGGCGAAGTCTTTCGACCCCGACGCCTTGAACTTCGCCAGGATGTCGGCGCGGAGGTCGGCGTCCTCCAAGTCGGGGATCTCGCTCTTGTGCTCGGCGAACACGGCGCGGGCGTCGCTGGCGATGATCATCTCGCGCAGCGTGGCGATCTCGCTCTTGTCGTCGCCCGTCGGCGCGGGGGCGGGGGCGCCGGGCGTCGGGGCCGGAGCGGGCCCAGGAGCGGGCGCGGGCGGGGGCGCGGGCGCTGGGCCAGGAGCAGGCCCAGGGGCCGGAGCGGGCGCGGGCGGGGTCGGGGTCGGGTCGGCGTCGGGCGGCATGTTCACTCTCCGAAGGGTAGGGGCTCAGCGTACCAGCGTTGTGGCGGCGCGTCAAGTCGAGGGCCTACGCCAGCGGCGCAAGCTCGTTGTAGACGATCTGCCAGTCGTCGGGGCTCTCCGGGTAGACGCGCACCCCCTGCCCGGCGTTGTAGATCGCGGCGGCCTTGCTCAGAAGCTCTTGATCGCCCATGCGCTGCGATAGCTCACGAGCGAGGCGCACCCGGCGCAGACCCTCTTTTGAGATCACGCGGGCGGCCCCCGACGACGCGGCGCTAAGGTTCATGTCGGCGGGGGTGAGCCCGGCGAAGCTCGACAAGGCGGCCTCTTGCATGTCGAGGGCGGTGCAAGCCTTCACCGCATCAAAGGCCACTTCTAACTGCTCCACCGATCCTGTCTGCCCGTTCGTCCCCTCAAACTCGGCCATTGACAACGGGGACAAGGCAACGCGGCCCCCGACGTCTTTGTCGGCGCGGGCCCCGGCTAAGCGGGCGTTCATCGTGAACCTGAACGGGAAAGCGAGATCCCGCTGGCCTTGGTTGGCACACGTCGCCTTCATGGCGATACCCAACGTCCCCTCTACCAGCTCCTCACCGTCAAGCGGGTTGAACAGTTGGCCGTTCACCCGGAGGTGATAGAGCACGAAGGGCAGGATCGGGCGGCCCAGATCCTCACCGTCAACGGGCAGGGCCCGCCACGGGTAGTCACCGGGCGCCAGCGTCGGGTAGTAAAGCGCCGTGGCGTCTTCTTCGGCGTCGCCGTTCACCTCAATCACCTTGAAGACCGGGGCGTCGGGGTCGCGCACGTCGAACATTTCATAGGCCCAGCCCGCGCGCCCGCGGCGGCGAAGCCAGCGAAGCTCCCGCAGGGCCACGGGGCGATCGGGTTCGTGCTCATCCTCCACCACGTCGCGGAGCATGTCGGGGGTGACCATTCGGTAGGCGATCCGTCCATCGGGGATCCGGTCGATGCGGACGGCGCATTCGTTCAGGCCGATCACCATGATCAAGAGTTGCTGCCAGAGGGCCTTGAGCTTCGGCGTCACCAGCGGAGACAGGGGCGGCGAGGGCGGGGTCGTCGTCACCGTCGGCGCCACGTCGTAGAGCGTGGCAAGCTGCCCGGTGAGATTCCTGAGCGGGTTGCGCTCGATCGTCACCGGCGGCAAGTAGTCGAGGCACTCCCGTGCGTAGTGCTCGGCGGTGTACTTGCGCGCGTCGTCTTTCCAGTCGGCGGAGAGGATGCGGCGGCGGCGCGCGGTGATCGCCACGCGGGCGGCGTCGTCGCCGCTGGGCTGGGGTTCGGGCTTGACGGTGAGCATGAGGATCTCCGGGGCGGGCTAACCGCGCATGAGTCGAGGGCCCGTCTTCGCGGGCGAGGCCAGAACATCGTAGAGCCCATATCGCAGGGCGTCAACGGCGTCCTTGAGAAGCTCGGCGCCGGTGTAGTGATTCAAGGCGTCCACGAGCAGGAGGCAGGTCGGGTCAACGGTGAGTCCCCCGGCGAGGCCCAGGGCGTTGATCAGGCCCTCGCACTCAGAGCGGGCCCCGGCCACCTTGACCGGCGAGTTGATGCGGATCGGGTAGCCCAGCTCGGCCAGCGCCTCCTCAATCCGCGCGTTGTAGAGCCCCGTCTTGCCCAGGCCCTCGGCGTTGCTGTCGCCGTAAGCCTTGAGCTTCCCGACGATCGCCATAGGGTCAAGACCGGCGACGGCGGCGAGGTCTTCAATCATGTTGACGATCCCCTGGGCGATCTCCGGCGGGCCCATGACACCGCGCCCGCTCTTGAACTCGCGGTAAACGTGGACCTTACCGGCCCGGCGGGATCCGCTCTTGAACTTCACCCCGGAGAGGAGGGCTACCTGTCGATTCTCACCCGTCCCGTGATCAAGGCCCAGGCGGAAGGCGTCTACAACGTGCGCGCCCATGTTGCGGCCCCGGTCGCGGCCCTTGAGCCCCTTGTCCGGATCGAACCCGGTAAAGGTGCGGTCTTCGGTGATACCCTCCCAGCCCCCCTCAATCCGCTGCGAGAACGTCGCCGGGATCGATGCGCATTCGGCGATCCGGTCTTTGATCATTTCGTCGGTGTACCAGGGACACGACGCCACGCTGAACGGGATCACGAACTCGGCCCACGTCCCGGCCCTCACCCCCACGTCTACCAGCTTTCTAAGCCAGGGCACGGGGCGGCCTACCGGGGTGAGGCTCAGGATCATGGTGCCCCCGAAGTCAAACAAGCGGCTCCGATTCTCATCAAAGATCGCCAGCGGGGGCGGCTCGTCAAGCCACGCAAGATGAAGCGGGATCCCCGCGTGGGCGAGGGGGTCTTGGTCGTAGCTGCGGATCTGGATCGTTGAGCCGTTCTTGAAGCGGATCAGGTCGTGACGCCACCCCGTAACGGCGTTGAACACCGAGTCAGGGTGAAGGGCCCCGGGCGGGATCAGCTCGTGTAGCGTCTTGCCGATCACGTCCACCGACGCCTTATAGGTCACCCCGACGGCCCGGATCCGAGCGCCCGGACGGGTGAGAGCGTACCTCACCACGCGGGCGGCGGCGTGCCTGGTCTTGCCTACGCGGTTCCCGGCGCGGAGCAGGATCCGGCGCACCCGCTCCTCAGCGATGAAGGCCCGCATCCCCGGCGACGCCTTGAACTCTGAGAGAGGGCGCAGGTTGAAGGCCGCGTCACCGTCCAGGCCAGGGAAGGGCCCGATCTCACGCGGGCCCAGGCGGCGCCATTCGTCGGGGGTGATCAGCTTGCCCCGGCCCGGGATCACGATCTGCGAGGGGTTCGCGCTCATGCTGGGGCCTCACCCCATACCGTACCTTTCCACTCCAAGAGCGCGGCGGCGGGGTCGCCCTCTGTCTTCGGGGTCGTCGTCGCGGCGCTCACCCGGGCGGCCATGATGCGTTCTTGGACCGTCGCGGGGGCCTCGCCCCGGAGCACGGCGTCAAGCGTGGCGGCGCTCAGGCTCACACCCTCGCCCACGGTGATATAGGCCCCGGCCTCATGCCGCCCAAGCTCGGCGCGCACTTCGCGGGCACGGGCTGCGACGGCGACGGCCCGATCCTTGACGTTCCCCAGCGCGGCGCGGAGGGCGGCGGTGATCGCCTTCGCGATGTCTGCGGCGACGGTGAGATCCCGGGCATCGGCCCCGAGCTTCACCAGCTCGGCGCAGAGCGCGGCCTGCTCCTCTGCCAGCGCGGCGCCCTCATGTTCAAGCTCCACAAGCTCGGCGCGTAGCTCGGCGGCCACGTCGGCGGCGTTCAGGAGCGGGTGCGGCGCAGTCATGGGGCCAGAATACCCCATCGTGGGGCCTTGACGCAAGCGCGCACGGGTTCATGCTGCGCTGCGTCATTATAGGACGTGCCGACCTAAGAGGAGGGGCTCAGCTCCTATAAGGCCGCAAGGGCGCGTAATGACTACGTTTCTTATAGGATAAGAGGATAAGAGGAGGTTTCGCGGTGAGGCTCTATGGGGAGGGCTGTATGCAGGGGCTCTCTGAAAGAAACTTGTCTCTCGTTATACCCTGTCTGGGGATCTTCTCTTAACCTCTTAACCTATGATATCCCCTGTGTTCTCGCATACTTGCGGCCTAAGAGGATGTTCGGGGCTCCTCTTAGGTCGGGGGCTCCTAGAACGTTTCGCTACCTTAGCCGCGTGATCTTACTTGCGTCCACATAGGGACGGGTTAAGTGAGTCGAGCCCGGCACACTTCGCGCCGGTTCGGAGATCGAATGCTCACCCCGACGCAGACCCCAGAGAACACGGCCCCGAAGAAGAAGACCGGACGCCCCGACCTTGACCCCAGCGGCTCACACGCGCTTCACTTCCGCATCCCCGCCGACGCTGGCGCGGTGCTCACCGCTCATGCTGGCAGCGCCCCCGGGGCCCGCTCCAAGCTCGCGCGCCGCTTGCTGCTCTCCGCTATGCGCTCCGAAGGGCTCATCCCGTAGCCCCAAACGCAAGAGGCGCCGGGTGCCACCCC